GTTGCTAGAGATCAAATAAGTTTTCACGAAAGCATACACAAGTTTGGCTTTAATTCTGCTGTCGGCACCGCTTTAACAACCGTATGGCTTCAAGGTGGTTTATATTCATATTTAAGTTCAGCTTCAACTCTTTATATATCTAGCTCTTCTACTGATGATACAGCGTTAGGTACTGGTGCAAGAACTGTAACCGTTAGTGGGCTAGACAATAATTTTGATGTAAAAGTAGAAACCGTAAGTTTAAATGGTCAAACAGGTGTTGAATTAAATGGTAGCACTTGGTTTAGAGTTAATAGAATTGTGGTAAATACTGCTGGTAGTGGCGGTGGTAATGCTGGTGTTTTATATGTAGGAACAGAAGCAACACCCTCAGGTGGAGTGCCTACCAATAAATACGCTACAGTAGGTATAGGTGACAATCAAACTCTAATGATGACCTATACTATACCTAGAGGTTATTGTGGTTATGTTACTCAAAAAGATGTATCAGCATCTTCTTCAGCAGGTAAGTTCGCAATTTTAAGTTTAGTAGCTAGACCTTTTGGCGGTGTTTTTAATGTAAAAGACAGGGTTTTATCAAGTTCAGGTTATAGTACGATTGAATATCCTTACCCTATAAAATTTACTGAAAAAACAGATATAGAAGTTAGGGCTCAAGCAGACTCAGCAGGAGGAACGGTTACCGTTTCTGCTGCTTTAGATATATTATTAATACAAAATAGACCTTATCCTGAGTAATGGCTGAAAGAAAAAGAGCAAAGCCAATACGAAGAACAACAACAGGTAAAGGTGCTAATTATAGACCTACCAAGTCTGGTGCTGGTATGACCAAAAAAGGTGTAGCAGCGTATAGAAGAAAAAATCCAGGCTCTAAATTACAGACTGCTGTAACAGAAAAAAATCCAACTGGTAAAAGAGCTGCTAGAAGAAAGTCTTATTGCGCAAGATCCGAAGGTCAATTAAAAAGAAGTTCAGTTAAAACTAGAAACGATCCAAACTCAAGAATACGTCAAGCAAGACGTAGATGGAGATGTAGATAATGGCTGGCAAAAAAGATGCTTGTTACAATAAAGTAAAATCAAGATACAAAGTTTGGCCATCTGCATATGCAAGCGGAGCTTTATCTAAATGTAGAAAAGTTGGCGCCAAGAACTGGGGAAATAAAGTTAAAAAAGCAATTGGAGGCGAAGTAACTTTTGTTGAACCAAGAGGTTTTAATAACATGCTTCCAGAAAAACGAAAAAAAACAAAACTAAGCTAATGGCTGAAAATTCTTTACGGACTTGGTTTTCTCAAAATAAAGGAAAAGGCTGGGTAGATTGTAAAACTGGTAAACCTTGCGGCCGTCAAGAAGGCGAAAAACGTAAAGGATATCCAGCTTGTAGGCCAACGATGGCTCAATGTACATCTGCAGCAAAAAAGAAAACAAGCTCAAAGCGAATTAGCTGGAAAGATGGTAGAATGAAAAAAGCTTGCGGCGGATCCGTAGAATCTAGAATTGCTAGAGGATGTGGTAAAGTTATGAATAATAGGCGAAAATTAACTAAATTTTATTAGGAGTAAACATGCCTTTAAAACCAGGTAGTTCTCAAAAAACAATTTCTAGTAATATTAGAAAATTAAAAGCAGAGGGTAAACCTCAAGACCAAGCTGTAGCTATTGCTTTAAGTTCAGCTGGAAAATCAAAAAAAGCAACAGGTGGCGAAATGAAAAAATATAAATACGGCAAAGAAGTTAAGAAAATGAAAGGCGGCGGAATGATGTACGAAAAAGGTGGCGAAGTATGTACAGGCGCAGCTAATCGCAGAAGGAAGAGACAAGAAGGTAAATACTAAAAATGGCAACTTCAGGTTCAACAGATTTTGAGCCAAATGTTGCTGAGTTTATAGAAGAAGCATTTGAAAGATGCGGTCTTGAGCTCAGAACTGGCTACGATTTAAAAACAGCAAGAAGATCAATTAATTTGATGCTTGCTGAATGGGCTAATCGTGGCTTAAACCAATGGACAATAGAACAAGGCACTCAAACCGTAACTCAAGGAACTTCAGAGTATAATCTTGGGACTAACGTAATAGATGTATTAGATGTTGTTTGCAGAAGAACTGTAAGCGGCACTCAAACCGATATATCTATGGATAGATTAAGCAGAAGCGAATATTTAAATATTCCAAATAAAACAACTCAAGCAAGACCATCTCAGTTTTTTATAGATAAAAGTATTAATCCTTCATTAAAAGTATGGCCCACGCCAGAAAATTCTACCGATGTTTTAGTATTTAATAAATTAGTAAGAATGGACGACGCTGATTCAGCTACAAATACTATGGACATGCCTTTTCGTTTTTATCCTTGTTTTGTTGCAGGTTTGGCATATTACATTTCTATAAAAAGAGCTCCGGATAGAGTTGGGTTGCTTAAACAAATGTATGAAGAAGAATTTGAAAGAGCTATGTCTCAAGATGAAGATAGAGCCTCTTTTAGAATTAGACCGTTCAGTAGTCTGAGGTAATATGGCTTACGCAGTTGGAAAATTCGCATTAGCCCTTTGCGATCGTTGTGGATTTCGTTATAAATTATTAGATTTACAAAAAGAATGGAATGGTTTAAAGGTTTGTAGAGAATGCTATGAACCAAAACATCCTCAATTAGAACCACATACAGCTCCAGCTGATCCTCAAGCTCTTTATAATCCAAGACCTGATACTGACAAAGAAGTTGGAGAAGGATATGTTATTAGTAATAATGATAATATTATTAGCAGTCCTATACCAGGTTATGAGATGACAGGAAGTTTAGGTACAGTTACAATTACTACAACATGACTTTAGCAGAATTAAAAACACTTATTCAAAACTATACCGAAAACAATGAAACAACTTTTGTTGCTACGTTAGATGATTTTATTGTTAATGCTGAAGAAAGATTATTTGATTTAATTCAATTTGATTATTTTAGAAAAAACGTAACAGGTAATTTAACAACTGGAAATACCTATTTAACTGCTCCATCCGATTTTCAATTAAGCTTTTCTTTGGCTGTTATTGATGGTAGTGGTGATTACCATTATTTAGACAAGAAACATACCAGTTTTATGCGTGAATACAACGTAGATCCTACAGATGCAACGCTTAGAGGCTTACCTTTGTATTATGCAGATTTTGACAAAGAACTCTCTACAGGCAGCGACAATGGCTCTACATTAATTGTAGCTCCAGTTCCTGATGCAGACTATAACGTAGAGTTGCACTATCTTTACAAGCCTGTTTCTTTAACCAGTCAGACAACAGGAACTTGGTTAAGTGAAAATGCTAGAAACGCATTACTTTACGGATCATTAGTAGAAGCTTATACTTTTATGAAAGGCGAACAAGACTTGATGGCTTTGTATGAAGGCAGATTTAATCAAGAAGTAGCCAGATTGAAAAACCTAGCTGAAGCAAGAGGTCGAAGAGATGAATATAGATATGATTCTCTAAGAACTCAAATCAGCTAAAAACAGGAGAAGATATGAAACCCATTAAAAAGCTGGAAGGCAAAACTGTAGCTATTGTCGGTATGGGCAAAAGCTGGTTTGATTATAATTTAGCAAAATCTCACGGCTCACACTTTGATGAAGTTTGGGCTATTAACGCAGTAGCATCTGTTATTTACCACGATAGAGTATTTATGATGGATCCTCCATCTAGATTTTTAGATACCGATGATGCTGGCGGCCAAACCGATAGTATGGCTAAACTTTTAACCGAACATCAAGGACCAATCTATACATGCGAACTAGACGATAGATGTCCTGGTTTAGTTGAATATCCAATAGACGAAGTATTGGCTGGATGTGGATGTCACTATCTTAACAATACCGTTTCATACGCTGTTGCTTTTGCACTTTGGAATAAAGTTGGAAGAATAAAATTATTTGGTGTAGATTTTGGGTATAAAGGTAATTTATATTTTGCAGAATCAGGCAGAGCATCTGTAGAGTTTTGGTTAAGCAAAGCTATGTTTGCTGGCATACAAGTTGAAGTAGCATCTACTAGTTTCTTGTTGGATACTGCTATACCTCCTGAAGAAAAATTATACGGCTACCATCGTCTAGCAGATCCTTTGGTAGTTATTCAAGATGAAAAAGGCGTATTGATTGCAAAGAAAAAAAGCCAAGTCCAGCAATACAAAGAAGTTCCAGAGGAGGGCGTATTGCTTGATAGATACGATAGTCATTTAGAAAAAAATAAAAAAAATAAAGTAGGAGAACCTAACAAATGGTAATGAGTTACAAAGCCGGACCAGAGCTTGGGACAATTGAAGTACATACTACAGAAAATGGTGGACACCCAGTTGAGTTTTGGGCAGAGCGTTGCGTAGAAAGAATAGTGCATGTTAGCGAAGATGCACCCGAACAAGTACAAGCTCAGGTAAAACAATTCAAAGACAATATTAAGAAAGTTATTGAACTATATATGCAAAACGCTATAAAATCTGATAGGATTACACTTATAAATAAGCTACAAGAACTTGGGTTTGGTGACGTAGCTGAAGTTATTAGGAAAAATTAATTATGGCAATTTCATCAACACTTACAACTAGCTTTAAAACTGAGCTTTTAAAAGGCAATCATAATTTTACAGCAGGTACTTCTGGTGATACTTTTAAGTTAGCTTTATATACATCTTCAGCTACTTTAGGAGCAACTACTACTTCCTTTACTACTACAGGACAGGCAAGTGGAACAGGCTATACTTCAGGCGGCGGAACGCTAACTAATGTAACTCCAACATCATCTGGTACTACTGCGTTTTGTGATTTTAATGATTTAACTTTTAGTACAGCTACTATTACTGCTAGAGGTTGTATGATCTATAACTCAAGCGATTCCGATAAATCAGTAGCTACTATTGATTTTGGTGGTGACAAAACTTCAACTGCTGGAGACTTTACTATTGTATTCCCAGCAGCTGCAGCAGCTACAGCTATTATCAGAA